TTTACAACCATTCCATCCTCTGTGTAAATCATTACATTAGTAGGATGCTTAGACATGTTTTTGTTGTAAGCACGCTGAAGGTTATTACCGCTCTTTGTAAGAGTCTGGATAACTTCATCTTGCTTAGGGTCTACAAGTCTGAACTCAGGACGGTTAGCAAAGTATCTATCAAATGCTGCTGCACTTTCTAGCACTTCTTCTGGAATAGGTTCTTTACCAGCAGCAACACGGCGGTCAACACCGTTAAGTACCTGGTCAAATGTTTCTTTAATACCAGTAGTAATTTTGCGTGTTGAACGCTCAATGGCTACATGGTTTTCAGTGTAGTAACGTGAGCCTTCTACACGACCAGAAATAATGTAGTTCATGTGCTCGCCCTGCTCAAAGAACTTAATCATTGTAGGCAAGTCAGTAATTGGAACTAAACGTTCTTGGTCATCAAGAACCTTAGTCTTTTGCAAAAGATTAAGTACACCGTCATCATCATACTTAGGATAATCACGGGCAATACGCATACGTACAAGACCAGCCTCAGCATCATTACCTGCTTCACGTGCAGTACGCAATGCTGTAACTTCTCTTGCTAGTCCATCGTGTAGTGCTGCTACTTGTGGGTCTGCAAACAAATCTAGTACGCGAGTAGCGCTGTTATTTTTTCCAGCATTAACAAATGTTTCTGCAAGTTTTTCTGACTTAAGTACAGCCTTGCTGCTACCACCAGTAAGCCACGTTAGTGGGTCAACTGCAATTTGGTAGGCAAAGTTAATTGAACCAGATGGAGAAACAAACTCATCTTTAGAAAATGGATTAGGGTTTGCAATAACCCACTTATCAATCTCTTTAGATTTTTGATATGCTTCATAACCTTCAGCACTAGCAACACCAGTAAGTGCGCTTATTGTTGTAGGAATAATTGCCCATAGGCTACCCTCTGATGGTGGGTGCTCACTGTTCATCCAGTTAGTAAAATCGTTACCTGGGTTAACCTGTCCAGCCTTATGCGCAGCAAAGGCTTCTTTCCAGCCAGAACCATTTTCAGACATCTTACGAACAGCAGTAATCATTTGATTATCTAGTTGTCCATACTCACGCAGAATATCTCCTGGCTTCTTGCCATCAATAATTCCACGGATAAGATAACTTTCGGCTTTACCATATTTGCCTTCAAGTTCCTTAAGCATGTTAGAGTCCCACTGATTATGCCCGTCCCATGCATCAGACCAAGTTTTAAATGCAAGTAGGCTTTTAAAATCTCCAGATGTAGGCTTAGCGTCATCAAGTGCATTAGATGCAATCTTGTAAGGAAGGTTAATACCTTTGTAATAAAAGTCTGCTGCTGCAACTACTGCACGAAATGGTTCAGTTACAATGTTAAGTGCCGCTTTACCAATTTGTCCAAGAATACTTGATGGTGCTTTTTGATAACCAGCACCTTCATTAATAAATACAAGACCTTGTTTAATCTGTGGGTCTAATTTGTTATAAGCCTGCCATGCTTTACCAGCATCAGTAATGCGTGTAAGTTCACGGTCTTTGTTTAGAAGACGCTGGATGTTTTCTTGAATAAGACGTTCTTCTTGTGTTGGTTGTCCAGCAAGGGATGCTGCATACAGCGTTGGGTTTGCTGTTGCAAGAACGTTATTAACAGGCTGCGGAAATGGCTGATTAGGATTTATCAGAGACATTACGCCAAATTAATTCTATTGTAGATAGCCTCTAATTGACCTGACGGGTCATTTTTCATCATGTTATAAATAACAGATGCAGGGTCAGATGGTCCTAATCTACGGATACCAGTTAAATCTAAACCTGGTCCTGGACCATAATCTGCACCAGCAGAAATAGGTTCATCTGGAAACATTGTAGGAGCATCTAAAGGCACAACATCAAATGCATCTGGCAATCCTGCCATAGGTGCACCAGCCTGTTGGTCATTTAATGATTTGTTTTCTCCATATGCAAACCCTGTGTATTGTTGCATAGGCTGTTGCATTCCATCAATTGCTCCACCATCTGTGCGCTGTGATAGCGCACCTGGTCCTGATACAGGTGCTGGATTCATAGGTTGACGATAACCACCGTGTCCGTTAGCCATTAGTCTTCGTCCTCCTCATCAATATGATTTCTAATATCGTTTAGTGTAGGTTCTTGCACCCAGTCTGGGAATGATTCTCTAGTTGCAACCATCCAAAGTGCATTGTCATTATTAAAACCTGCGCGGCGTAACGCCTTGTAGTATTCATTTAACCAAATGCAATACTCATCTAATTTTGTATATTCGTTTTCTTTAACGGTACGTTTACGAGTAACTGGCTTCTTCTTAGGGGTTGCCATTTTTACTCCTATCGTGGACGCTTGTTGCTTATCTGTGCACTTGAACGAGCAGCACCGCTACCAGTCATTGTACTTAATAATGTTTGTAATTCTGGTTTTGCTGGTGGTAAAGGCATTCCTTCAGGAGGAGCGCCTCCTACTGGTGGTTCACCAGGAGCAGAGGGGACAGGTTGCTCAACTGACTCAGCAGCACCAGCAGGAGGATTCTCAGGTGTAAACACATCCTCAATAGCCTCTTCAATAGAAACACCTTTCTTACGTGCTTTGATTACATCTGCAATCTGTCGCACTAAGTTAGAAGGGTCTTGTCCTTGCATAGCCATCTGTGGAATTGCTTGTGTCATCTGTTGGAGTGAACCAACAAGAGCCTCGCGCATCTTTTCAATTTCTATCTTCTCTTGCTCTAGTGTTACGTTAACTCCAAATGGAAGTTCACGCATAGCCATATCTTTAGAGATAAGACCGCCACCTAAAGCCTGAAGCATAAAAATCAAACCTTGTGCTGGGTTAAGACCAGCGAGCATTCCGTAACGTACATCTGCGGAATAGTCTTTCTTGATGTCTTTGCTTGGTAGGTATGTAAGTACATACGGTGAACCAGCATCTACACCACGAATTGTTTTTTCAATGTTAAAGAGTGCTTCATCTGTTTTGAAGCAAAGCGTGATTACATCACGAAGTGCAGCAGCCAAGATAGACTGTGCAGATTTTACCTGCGTATCAAACGCACCAAGTAGTGCTTGTACACCCTGTCCAGTGACAATGCTTGCATTGACGTTACCTGTACGAGATTCAGGATAACGAGCACCAACGCGTAGTTCTTGGTTAAGAATGTTCTGCTCTGTAAATGCACCTTGTGGAAGTGTTAGTTCAACACGGCGTACACCTGCTGGGTTAGCCGTACGAATAACAGCGTCTCCACCAAGTTGTAGTTCTTGTACATCTTGTGGCAAAACAATTGGTGCTTGTACTGACTTCTCTGCTGCTTCCATTGCAAGTAATGCAAATCGGTTGCGAAGCAACTGAATACCAAGTACATCATCAAACTGTCCACGCAATTCACCATCAACAGATGGTCGCTTTGCGATAACAACATTCATAATACCAAGCGGATTCTCCGCATGAGATAACAGCATGTTGTTTCGGGATGGGAGGTATAGCACAGACTGGTCTTTGTCATAGTAGCGAATCATCTCTACCATGCCATTAAGGTCTTGCTTCCAACCCAACTTGCCTAGAAGTTGATACTCATGTTCTGGGAACATAGCCACTAGTTCACCTAGTGTCATTGAGTATCGTTTTGCAAAAGCAACGCAACGTCCGTAGCGGTCAAACTCTGGGTAAGCACCTACTGGGTTTTCTAGTCGGATACGTGGCATTTGCGCTTCTTCATCCAATTCAATAATGAACGGGAGGAAACCATATGTAAGGTACATGTCTGCACCGTTATACATTTGTACTTGTAAATCTGAGTGCTCAAAGTAATTTGATGCAATGCGCGTACGCTTGTCAGCAAAGTTGCGAGCACGGTCATTAGTCTGGTTAGCCGCAGAGCAGTTAACCGCTGGAAGCGGTGCAATAACTTCAGACAGGTCGCGTGCAACAATGTCAATAAAGTTAGCAACTACATTCTGGTCAATACCGTCTGGGAAAAAGTTAGGATAGACCTGACTGATTTTACCCTGACGAACCATCTGAACGTCACCGTTACGCTGGTCTCGCCCGTTGGCACGATAGCGTAGCGTGCTGACGCGTGCGCCAATCTGGTCCATTGATAACATTGTTGTCCTAACGATTGATTAAAAAATTACAGATGGTTATTATGAACCGTACTTAATTTTGTCTTTTGATGTCTTAGCGTTGCCCCAGTTAACATTTCCCTTGTTGTTAGTGGTAACGCCGCGAATTGTAGAACTATTTTTAATAACAGGCAGTCTCATTCCTGGTGTAACACCAGAAGGCTTCTTAGGACTTAATGGCTTAGTTCCAGCCTTTAGTACAGTTACTCCCGCTGCCTTTTGTCTTGCTACTGTTGCTGCAACTGCCTTAGCAGTTTCTGCCTTCTTTGCTTTTGCTGCTGCTGCCTTTGATGCTGCTGATGCTGCTGGCGCTGCTTTCTTTGCTGCTGCTCTTGTTGCTGCCTTCTTTGCAGTTAATGCGGCTGCTGCTCTAAGTGCTGCTCCTACTAATGGTGCTGGCATTTTATTATCCTTATCCGTATAGTTCGTGCCATTGCTCTGCAAAGGCATCATCTAGGTTGATTGCTACTCGATTATTCATTTGTTGTCTCGTAGCCCAACGGTTGTTAAGATACTGAGAAGTGTTACTTGCTTGCTGCATTAACTCACGCGCTCTAATAACAGCAAACCATAAAGCCATGACAGTATCTGTCTTGCCTCTAGTTTCTGGTTTCCATGTAAGTAACTGTTGAGTTAAAGCCTTTAGTCCTTCGCTACCTTCTGATGAGGGTAGTTCAATGATGTTATTGCGCTGATGTTTACCATCGCGCTCCGTACCAAAGAGGTTTGACATGGAGGCAACGCCGAAAGATGTGTCCCATTTGTTCTTGCCTGTAAAGTGAGCGTCAAGCCGTACGCCGTATTGAGCAAGCCAGTTTCGTAGTTCTTCGTCAAGTGCGTACGCTTTCTGGTGTGCGTTGATTTCCACACGAAACTCTTGCGGGTGATACCTCTGAACCAACTCTTCAATTGTCGCTCTAATCTTCTGAGGTGTTGGGTCTTCCATGTTGATACAATCCAACACATAAATCTTTCCGTCAGCACGGTTGTAAGTTGTAACCACAAATGCTGAGTTGCCAGTCATAGCAGGGTCAAAGCCAATAATGGTATAGCCCTCTACTTGAGAGGGATGTCCAGCAGCACCGTTCTTTAACGGTCCCCGTTTACGCATTCCATTGGTCGCTCCTTGCACGAGTGCTGGCGGGAATATGGAGTCTTCCATAATGTCTTCTTGTTGGTAGACAAGTGCCCATGTTGAGGGTGTGACTTCACTTCTTCGCCTGTTGAGCGCGGGACCGTCCCACTTGGGGTAGTAGCCGTTTTCCTGAGGAGTCTCAGAATCCCCATCCCACGGGACATCCGACTCTTTCCATAGAGTAAGCCAGTTTTCTGGTTTCTCCGAATACTCCAGTACAGCAGGCATCCCCATATAAGTAAACGGAGTTTTGCCCCCAGACCAGTGCTTGGGATTACGAAGTTCTTTATAAAGGTCATTGGCAGCAATTCGGGTCCCCACCACTAGTAACTTACCATTTTTACCCAAACGGGTAATAACTTCTTTTTGTAGCCAGTTAATCTGGCTCTCCCACTCATGGGCGTTGGCTGTAGTTATACAGTCGTCAAGAATAATCAAGTCTGCGCGAGCGCCGTAAATCTGACCACCCATACCTAGTGCCTGAATGGTTGGGTCTTTTTCAGATGAATTACGCGCATCACCCCCAAGATAGACGGTATCGGTACGCCAAGTATCTGCGTCCTGTTTCCAACCGCCTTCTGGACCGTAAGCGGTCTGCAGTTTCAGCCAGCGTGGATGGGACAATCGTTGCTTGATAGCGTATACGAACTCGCGTGCCTTAGTAATCGTCTTTGATACCACGATGATGCGGATGTTGGGATTGAGGGCAATGCGGTAAGTCGGATAGTTCACCGTAATTACAGTGGACTTAGCGTGCTCAGGGGGCACGTTGATTAGGAGACGGTTAGACTCTCCAGGCTCATATATAATATTTTCGTGAACCCATGATGGTTCGCGCCCCTCCAGAAGGTCAATCCAGTTCTGGTGATGGGGGAATACAGTTTGGTCAAAAAACATCTTGGAGAACTCCGCAAAGGGGATGGACTCCTTTTCAACGCCGAGGGCATCAAAGGATTGCTTGCTTCCTTCTTCCTTAGCCTCTTCCAACGCCGCCGCAAATAGTGGGTCTCTGACCATCCACTGACGGATAGTATCTGGCTTTTTGCCTATGGCAATCATAGCCGCCTGAGGGGAGACACCAACCCTCACCTTTTCAAGAACATCTTTCTTGGCTTGCGCCACCCCTTTTGCTAGGTGGTGCTCACCGCCTGATTTAAAGCCCGACATCGTTATCCCCTTGCTGAAGGCAGACTTAACCCGCCGTATAGAAGTATATCTGTACAACAGTCTGTCACAGTATGAGGAAGGCTATAAAAAGACTTCCGAATATATTT